ACGTCAGTCATTACTACCCTCCTTTCAATATATAGTGATTTTATAAGCGTGCTATACAACATCATGTGTGTGAATGTCGTTCACATTTCATACTATAACACGGCCGTGAATATGTGTCAACATATATTTTCAAAATTGTTGCCAAAAGTTCACAAATGCGTTATATTAAAGGTGAAAGGGGATTTATTATGTTGAAACTATACCAAAATATCAAGGAATTAAGAAAACAAAATAACTGGTCGCAAGAAGAACTGGCTCGGCGCATGGGATATACAGATAGAAGTTCTATTGCCAAGATAGAGGGCGGCAAGGTAGACCTCTCACAAAGCAAGATATTAGAATTTGCTCACGTATTCGGTGTTGATGCCGGAGAACTAATGGGTAACGACGGAATAGATACACCCGAAGCTAAAAAGGTTCGTGATGCCTACATTAACGATACCCTTAGTTCTGACGACCGAGAATTACTTGACCTTTATCATATTGCTTCTGCTGAGGCAAGGGCAACGGTTGATTTTGTCTTAAAACGTTCAAAACAAAATCCTTAGTTTCTTTATCGGAATTATGATAGTAAATAAGAAATTCTAAATCTGACATTTGTTTTACTCCTTTCGACTTAATTATAGAACACATGTTCACTCTTGTGTACCTGTTATTTTATTTTTTCTAAATATTAACATCCGGAAACCCGTAAATAATAGTGTAAACATTGGTATCTCAAACATAAGACAAGGAGGATATATGGTTTATAACTTGGATAAGCGCAAATTAGTTCTGTCGTTACAAAGGGTAAAAAAGGATCGTAAGTTAAATATTGACCAAATCTACGAGATAGTATATAACAACAACCCTGAGATAGCACCGTCGCGATCTAGTGTTGCGCGTGTCTTTGCTGAAGGTTCGGAAAATGACGCATCAAGTTTCAAATTTGAGACTACTTTAAAACCCATAGCTGACGCACTATTAGATATTGATTCCGATGAGCAGGAAGATAGTTCAGAGGAGCTCGCTAAGAGTCTACTTAAATATAAGAAAGACTTGATTGAGGACTATGTAACTCAAATTCGGGACCTCAAAGAAGAATTGCGTACTATTAAAGAAAAGGAACGTAAACGCTACGATGAGAAGTTAGAAAAAGAAACAGACCAATTCCATAAGAGCTTCAATTTTGTAAAAGAACAAATCGCTCTTAAAGATCACCGTATAGACCAGCTACTTAATTCCAACGATAGACTGCAAAGCTCTAACGATAAGTTGATGGAAATAAATAATAAACTCATATTGCAATTAACTGAATGCCCGTTGCGAAAGAAGGAAGGTGCTTAAATGGCAATTATCAAATGTCCCGAATGCGGCAAAGAGATTTCAAGTTCTTCGCTATCCTGCCCGAATTGCGGGTACAGTCATATCCTTGCCCCTCAAACCAAAAAAGAGACAAAAAGAAACGCCATCATATTTATTGCTGGGGTCATTATACCGTTTTTGCTAATGGCTAGTGATGGGGCCTTTATTATATTTGTTATAGCTGGTGCTTTAATAGAATTAGTATTGACTACCATAACCATTTTCGCAGGCTTATTCTTTAACGGCAAACGTCTATTTCTGTTTATGGACTTTGTACTTTTCGATTTCGGTTTTGGTTTAGGTGTACTAATTACCTTTATTATTAGAATGAGGTCATGTCTATGAGATACGCCAATGGATACGGGTCTATAACTAAGTTAAAAGGGAAGCGGCGTCGGCCATGGATGGTCCGTGTTACTACCGGCTGGGAATTTGACGAACAAGGAATGAAGGCCAAACAGACACAAAAGCCTTTGGGTTATTATGCCACAAGGCAAGAAGCTATAAAGGCACTAGCCGACTTTAACAACGATCCATTTATCTATGACGGTTTAACAATAACCTTTGGTGAGATATGGGAGCACGTCTTAAAAACAGATATTCCCGAAGCGTCCGCAAGAAATTATATAGCGGCGTATAAATACCTCGAACCGATAACCAACATGCCTATTAAGGATATTAAAGCCGATCACATGCAGAAATGTATTGATGCGTGTCAGAACTCACAGCAAAACATGATTAAGATATGCTGTCATAAGATATATAAATATGCCCTAAAAAAAGAATTGACAGTAAAGAACCCTAGTAAATTCCTTACAGTACAGCCTTATGAAACGCAAATGGAACGAGAAATATTCACCCATGATGAGATTGAAACCCTTTGGAATACACATGAATGGTGGGCGAAGGTTACTCTCATGCTTTTGTATACGGGAATGAGGACAAAGGAATTAAGGGAAATAGAGCTGGAAATGGTTGACTTTGATAATGCGTGGCTTGATTTAGAGTTTGGTAAAAATAAGTACAGTGTCCGTGGTATACCTATCCATGAAAAGGTACTACCCTTATTCCGTGATTATTTAATCAATGGTGGCAATCTCTACGGCTTTGCTCACTCTACCCTCAACAAGTATCTTAATAAATTAAATGGACACCGCGCCCATGACTGCAGACATACCTTTACTACTCGAATGAGGAAAGTCGGAGTAGACCATGTAACTATACAAAGATTATTAGGTCATAAACCCGATGACATAACATATCAAGTGTATACTCACTTCAGCCGTGAAGAACTCTCAGATGCTATATGCAAATTAATTTACTAAAATTTACTCTAATTTTTGTTACTTGTAACTTAAATTAGGAATTTTGCATTTGTTACTTGCGTGTTACTTGTAATAACATAACAACATGTATTTAAACGTTGTAAGACATAACAGAATTCCAGTGTTTATGCGGAAAGCCCAGTATTTAAGCAATCGAACATACCACCTATTTTATAAGGATCATATACGCACGCCCCGCTTGTTTACTGGGTTTACAGGGATTTTGTTACTTGCATGTAACTTATAAATCTGAACCGGAAAATTTTAAGGGATAATTAAAAGATATGCAAAACATTTACGCACGAAAAAAGAGGGCCTTACGCCCTCTCAAAATCAACCGCTATCATGTCCAGTGTCCATAACACATTATCAATAAAGTTTTCGTGTGTCACGTCCTGATCATTACCTTTTATGCTTTTCCATCTGTCTTTGTGTTTATTTATAAGATTTAATATTTCGTCCTTTTCAAATGTTGTCTTTCCCATTGGATCACCTCCTTTGATTAAAGTGTATCATTAGGAACCGTCTAATAATAGTGTCAAGTATGACATGTCAAAAAAGGGACGCACCGTAGTACGCCCCTCTTCCCTTATTTAATTTTGTCTATGCAATCCATAATTGCACTTCTTTCGCTGTCACTCATGGTATCATCCATCAAAGATGTTAGCTTCTGTACCATTTTCTGTCGGGCGTTGTCCCTTGAATACCCGTAAGAGTTTTCGTAGGGGTGTCCTCTATCCGGACTATAACGAAAGTTATCACGGCTGTATCTGCCGTTGCTGTCACGCCTTGCATAACTCATGTCATCATAAGAACCGTAGGACCTTGGGGCCATCATGTCATAACTACTACCGTCAAGGGTTTCCATATGCCTGTCTACCGCTTTTATGGACACCATTATCTTATAAAGATTGTCCAAGGTCTGAGGGTCAAGGTTACTCTTATTGCTTATCTCCTTTACCTCGCGTTCTAGCATGTCCATGAGGTTTTCGTACATCTGTGTCTTGTGCATATTTATATCCTCCCTTCTATGCTATGCGGTTAATTACCAAGTTTGCATTTTGTACATTTATAATTGGTGCCGGTACTATTGTGGGGTCTGTCGTTGCGGTTACTGCATCCACCGATACACTGAAACAACAACCCTTGGGAACCTTAATTATAGCTGTACTGGTTACATTTCCGTATTCGTCAACCGCCGCAGGGGTAAATATAGCCCTGCTGGTCGGCCTCGGCTCCCCATTTACCGTTATTGCTATCGCAATAGGTACTAGGTCGCCATCTTCCGGAAGTGCAATATTACCATTAAATGTTACCTGATACGTCGCAAAGCATTGTCCGTTCGTGATACCTCGGAGAATAAAAATACCTGTCTCGTCCTCGTGGTAAACCCACCCACGGGTGCAAGGTATAGATGCACTAAAGTTTACAGGACCGTTTAATGCTACCTGTTGTACTGGGTTTGCAAGATATTCTGCCGCCATACACTCACCCCCTATGCAAAAGCATTGCCGCATCCGCAACCGCATCCGTTGTTATTGCAGGAAAAAATATTTGTCTTTCCGAATACGGGCACGCTCGGTACAGGACAACTGGAAAGGCGATTATATAAAGCATCTACCTCGTTATTAAGGCCCTGTGCAATAAACGCGTTCTGTGCTGTCTGTGACTCACGCATTGCCGCAATGTTAAGCTGGTTCTGAAGGTCGGCTATCCTGTCGTTCTTTGCCTCTACCTGAGCCTTAACACCGTCCAGTTCGAGCTGACATAACTTGTCAAGGATCGCCTGAGTATTGGCGCTATTGGCCGCCCTAGTGTTGCAAGCCTCATTAGCGATAGTGAACTTTACATCATTTGTAGCCGATCTGTTTTCACAGCAACATGTAGCAAGCTGTGAAGATAAATTGGTTAATCCCTGCGTATTAGCTGTCTGAGCCGCAAAACTTCTTTCAAGTCCTGCTATCTCATTAGAGTACATCTGCTGTGATAATGCGTTCTGCGCTCCGTTAACAGAAGCATTTACTCCTGCAAAGCCACCGCAAAGGGCTGTCTGCACGTCCCCAAAACCGCTAGCAATGCTGTTCTGAATTGAACTAACAGACGTGTTAAGCATCTGATCACGGAAGCCATCATTGATGTTCTGTGAATTGTTAAGCCATGGATAAAGGCCATAATCCATTCCCATCATGCCACCGTAACCGCCCATGCCCCACATACCGCCGCCAGCAAAGAGAAGTAAGAGAATTATCCATCCCCAATCTCCACCAAAGCCGCCGCCGAAACCACTACCGCCACCATAAGCGGGAGCAACGGGCATATACATATTACTACTGTCTACCATTTCTTTTTCCTCCTTTTAATGGTTAGGGGCTATCCTCGCGCCGGATAGTCCGTCTATATTAAGCTATGCGCACTTGCTTAATACCTAAAATTGGCATTTAAGTCTCAAAATTTGCGATTTTTCCGCAAAAATGCCTGTTAAATTGTCATTTTCTGTTTATTAGCTGTTGAACCATAGGGTTACTTCTCATGTTCATTACATTATTTAACTGACTCTGAGTTATCTGTCCTGTGTTCAACAAGTGCTGTACTATATCATTAGGGTTGTTAATGTTCTGAGGGATATTAAATCTCTGAGATAACATACCCATAGGGTTTGATTTAAACTGCTGATAGAGGTTCACAATATCGTTAATGTTTCCTGCCATATCAATTTCCTCCATCATTCTTCGGTTTGTTTGGGGTATTCCTCTTTTTAAGGGCATTTATCTCTTCCCAAATCGCTGATATTTCGGTTTCCATCTTTTTTGTAGGCTTTTCCTCTTCCGGTTCATCATCTACCTTTTTAAATTTCTCAAATATCGGGCTGTCTTGCTGTCCGAACCCCATGCTCTTTGTATAGATAAAGGGGGCTGTCTCGTCTCGGAAGGTTACACTTGTCCCCCTTGCAACCGGATAGTTTCTTGCCTCCTGCTCGGCCCATACAGACACACAACCCCCGTTCTGTATCTGTGGTGTCTGTTGCGGCTGTTGGTACATCTGTGTCGGTTGATAATAACTCTGATACGGATTGTAATAATTCTGCATTCATTAAGCCCCTTTCTCCCAATAAAAAATAGGTATTTTCGCGCCACTGTCCCATGAATCTATATAATTCCCTGAAACGACAGCTATTGCATGTGTGCCGGTCCCTAATATATAGGTTCCTTGTGGGTGATCATGTGCAAAGTCTCGGACGGTATAACAATCAGGGCATGTGTCCTCAATGATATGCCGCGTATATCCCAACTCATGTAAATACCTATTCCATAACCGGTTGTCCTCAATCATTAGTTTTTCAATATAACCGTTAATCATAAGGTCAAGATACACGTCGTCCCAGTCCAGCCCTTCAGCTATACATACGGCCCGTATTACACAGTCGCCGGTTGAGTTTTTAAATGGGTTTGGATTTGCATGTATATAGCCCATAATGCCCCCTAATCATACTCGGTCGGGTAAAAGCACTCTCCCGTGTTAATCGCCTCAATAACGCTGTTTATGATTAAATAAACGTATATAACCGGAATGCCCTTTATTTCCTCGTTCTCTAATACCTTTTCGCATAACTTTAAAATGTCCATGTTCTGATCCTCATGCCCTATTTATAACAAAAAAATAAGACCCTACCATGCACTTAAAGTACACAGTAAGGTCTAAAAAAGTTTGTAAAAAGTTCAAAGCACCCGCGCAATCTTTCGATTGACTTTAACGCTTATACGTTTAACCCCCTCAACGGATATATCTAAGTATTCAGCTATGCGTTCTAAGGTGATGCCCTGACTTCTTAACTCAAATACATCTATTTCTTTGCCGACGAAATTACAGCTATCGCGGAAATAATTTAATTCAGGTGTCGTAAAATCAGATACAATCATTTCTTTTTACCTCTCGGACTGATTGTATCAATATAATAGTGGGAATTATAGTGTCATGTTTGACATGTCAAATTTGAAACGAAAATAGACCGCCTAACGGGGACTTTTAGACGGCCTTAAAAGGGGAGTATGTATGTCTTGATAAACAAGATGGTAATTCAATAACAAAGGGCGGCCGGTTTGTCAACCTACCGCCCCGTGTTGGATAAGGAGATTAAAACTATGTCAAAAACGTCAAGTTCTATATAGCAAATGATCTTGAATATGTCAATTAAGCATATCCTGTATTACCGTCCACGTTTTCCGACCGACAATGCCATCTGGCGTACCACAAGCAGGATGGGCTTTCTGAAACGCCTTGACCGCCACTTCGGTTTTAGCCCCGAACACGCCATCCGTCAAACCGCAGTTATATCCGTTGATATTGAGAAATGTCTGTAATGCTTTAACATCATCACCCTTGCTACCCTTCTTTAAGGTTCTGAGTTTCGGTATTACAGGGTCGGGTAGTATTTCGGGTATCTCAGTAGAATCGTACCTAGTGAGGTTATATTTGCTCACGGTGGAGACGAGTGTTGAAATATAGCTACTTGAAGTCGCATAGCCATCGGATTTAAGATACTCCGCATACTGTTTAGGTGTGGTCGCTGTTTTTAAGTTGGAATATCTCTTAGTGGATATAAAGTCATAATATCCCTTAACACCCTCTTCCATGTTAGGGTATACACGGAAATTGTCTTTAATAGTAGTTAGTTTACCAACGGTGTATTCTTCTTTGGTTTTGAGATTAACAGACGCACCTTTCCATGAAGAACCGCATTTCAAGCCAAAGTAATTATGATACTTATATCCAAGAGACGAAGTTCCGGCGGCGCTCTCAATCACTGCCTGTGCAACAGCCGTAGAAATGATCTTATACCCTCTTGCCTTACCCTCTTTTTGCATCAAGGGTGCTATCTGATTTATAAATGCGTTTGCTTGCGCTAATGTATATCCCATGATTTACCTCCCAATAAAAAAAGGACAAGCACT